GACTTCCGCAGCCGATTCAATGCACTGCTGACCGAACTCCTTGATTTTTGCAACAGAAAAAGCGGCAACCACAGCCATTCCTATTTTCTTAAACGAAGATGAAACCGAATTGCTTAATTGCTCACCGCTGCCTTTGATGTTTGAAAACTCTTTTTCGGTTTTCTGAGAAACGCCCTCTGCAACCTTTGAAAAGGACTGTTTCATATCCGTGCTTACATTTTCAAAATCTTTTGAAAGACTTGAAAATGCCGAATCAAACTTTTTTGTAATTGAATCGGAAATCTTATGCAATGTTTTGGAAATATCATCACCCGTAAGCCTGACATCAAGCTCAATTTCACCCGCCTTTGTCGCCATATTCACCACTTCCTTTCATTTTAGATTCTTTAAAAACAGGCATAAAAACAGCGCACACCGTTATGATGTACGCTTAAAAAATTGCAGAAGAATAGCCACCCCGTTTGGAGTGGCTTTTTGTTTTAGTTGTTGAGTTCGTAGTATTTGATGTCGATTTTCGGAAGTGACACATTGTTGCCCATTACGGTTTCATATGTATAGTCGCCGTCACAAGTTCCCCAGAAGGTGATTACATCATCTTCAAGGAGTTTGTCCGCGCCGTCAGGAATTTCTACAGTTGCGTAGATTGTATCAGTCCACAATGGTTCATCAAGATACTCATTTTCTTCTTTGGTTATATTGATTCTCAGGTCAACCGAATCGCCCCAGCCTTCCTGAACCTGAATAATCTTACCTTCAAACTTGTAGTTATTACCTTTGTACTTGTCAGGGTTTCTTGAAAGAGTTTTAAAGTCGATTGTTTTGCAACCGTCTTTAAATTCTTTTTCAACCTTCTTCGGGTCTTTAGTAGGCTTTTCTGTTGCAACTTCTTTTGTGGTCGGTGCTTCTGTCGCTTTTTCAGTTGCCTTTTCTGAACTCTGATTTGCAACAGTAGTTTCCTGCTTTGATTTGTTTGAGCTGCTGTTACCGTTAATTGCACCGTTTACACCGCCAACAATCATAATAGCAACAACGATAATAACCCAAAAATACCAACGCTTGTAAATTTTCTTCTTTGCATTTGCAGGATTTACGGTTGCCGAGGTTGAATCGTTTCCGCCAAAGCCTGCACCGCACTTGTCGCAAAATTTTGCATCGTCCTTTAATTCGTTTCCGCAATGTGGACATTTCATAAACATACACTCTCCTTAATAAATTTGTTAGTGTATGTTACATTTTATCACTATATATTAACATTGTCAAGAATTTTGTAGATACAGCGAAAATTATGTACAAATTTACAGATTAGCGAAGAAGTTTTGAAATTCTGCAAGAACGGTATTCATATCTTCGTCTGAGTAGTGCTTTACATTCCTTGACCGCCATTTGTTGCGGATTTTATGCTGTGACGAAGTAAAGTTTTTCAAGACCTCTTTGTCGGTTTCAAGGCGAATTTGAACCGTTCTTGCAAGCGGTGTTTCGGGTCCTAAGCCTTGCAGAAGTGAGCAGAACTCATTCCAACTCATTTTAGCAAAGTCCTTTGAATAAATGCTGACCCCGTACTCCGAGCGAAAGCTCGACACGATTAAATCAAAGTCATCAATCAGGTCGTAGCCGGGGTCTGAGCTTCCCCCTCGTCAGTCAAATCACCTGTTGCAATTTTGGCAGATTCGCTGATAAGGGCGTTGAAATCGTGCATATTCAGCTTTAACTTTTCAATCTTTTCTCTCTCGGATTCATCAAAAAGAAGATGATACATTTCGATAACATCTTTACTTTTACCGTTGCCGTCCTCAAAAAGTGCCGCAACTTTGAGCATTGAAACTGCGTCGTTGTTGATTGCAAGGTCAACATTTTTAACTCTGACACTCGGCTTTTCCTCAAAATTAAGTTTGTCTGTAATATCAATTAACTTTGACATAATCGTTCATTCCTTTCATTTTTTAAGCGGCTGCTGTATATACCGGCTTGCCGTTTGACATAACTTCAAATTCAAGCGGAGCAACACCCGTACTTGCGCCTGCACCGTTTGATGTAACGGATACAACTGCATTTTTAAAGAGGACGGTTGCACCGTTGGGAAAGGTCCACATAAACGAAACTTCTGCCTTTCTGCCGTTTTCAAATGCAAGGGCGGCAATCTGGTCATTGCCTGCGTCACCGATAGTTCGCTTGCCCTTTACCGAAATTGTGATCGACTTTGCTGTCATAAGCCTTGACTTCCAACCCTCGTTTTCAAAGGCTGTCCATTCCTCGACACCGTTGTCAAATGCAACAGAAAATTCTTCGCAGTTAGCAATATTTGTCGTGGCGGATTCTGTTCCTGCCTTGCCAACCGCAAACTGATTTTCATAGCACGGGAATACTCCCGATTCAACTTTTGCCATAAAATTACTTCCTTTCGTAATAAAATTTAACTTCAATGACCTGCTCATACACACCCTTGTCGTCTGTTCCCACATCAACGGGTTCTTCCGTGAGCAGTTCGATTATATAGATTTTGTGTTCCTTAATTTCAACTTTTTTAATGCCGTAAAGCGTTTCGTAAAGTCTGCGTGCAAACTCCTCGGTTTCTCTTGCGTTGTCGGTGTAATGGATAAGCAAAGACACGCTTATTGTATCGTAGGTACTTTCACCGCCGATTGCCCTTGTGGGTGTTCCCGACTGCTTTAATGAATACACACCGATTGACCTGTCCTGCTTGTTGTCAAGCTTGCCGATGTAATAATGCTCGGCTGAGGTAACGCTTTTGAGCCAATCTCTGATGTCCGATAAGTAAATCAAAGTCCTGCTTCCTTTCTGTATAATCTCACAAATGCCCGACTGCAAAAATTCTGCCGTGTACCGCCCTCAAGCCACGGTGAGAACCATTTACCGCCGGCGGCAATGTTTTCCTTACGGCTGAAATTATACTCGGGATGAAAATACAACCGCCTTGCATACGGAGTGCTTGACACTATTTTAACCGTGCCGTTCCAACTCTGCGCACAATCTTCAAAGGTGTTTTCGTTCTGAAGATTACCCGTATCAAACGGCATTACCTGCGTGTTTTTCACCTGTTTAAGAAGTGCGTCACCTGTCTGTTCAAGAGCCTGTTGCTTTGCCCTATCAAGCTGTTTTACAACAGGCATATTGAGTTTGATTTTTGATGATACTGAAAATCCCATTAAATCACATCCAATTCCGTAAAATTAACTTTGCCGTCGGGGTTGCGGTGTTTTGTACCCTGTACGATGTTTCGTTTTACGCCGTCAAGGATTACAAAGCCACCGCTTAAAGTGGGGCTGTCGGGAGCAATGTCGCCGTCAAAAAGCAAGACAGCCGACACCTGAACAATTTTCTGTTCTTTGGTATAGACTGTCTTTGCCTTTGACTGCATATTACACAAGGCAGAGCCACCGTGCAGGGTTGCTGACGGGTACAAGCTGTCGGAGGGATACAGATTTTTGCATTCAAACACGGTCAGGGGTGCTCCGTCTTCGGTAACACCCTCACCGTAGATTGTGACCTCGACAGGAGTTTTGCAGAACTGCTTTTTTACAAGTGACGGAAATTTCACGGTTTTCACGCACCTTTCAGATTGCAGGATAACAAAGTCCTGTTGATTTTAGCAACGCGTAGAGGTCGGCAGGAATTGCCACTCCGCTGATACACATTAAATTCCAGCTTGCGCCAAATTCCATTGATGTGCCGTTGATTGAATAGCTTTTCAGGTAGGAAGAAATCATATCGGCATTTTCTTCTTCAAAAGCAGTAAGTCTGCTATGCACTCTGCTGATGATTCTCTTCTGCATTTCCGAAAGTTTTTCAAAATCAATGCGGTTAAAAGTCAGAACATCAATGTGTTCGGCAGAGATAATACTGTTTTCATCTCCGCCCTGATGTTCAATGTAATCGGCATACATAGATTTACTCCTTTGTGTCTGACTTGGTACTCTCTTTAAGTTTTTTGTTTTCGGCTTTGAGCTTTGAATTTTCTTTCTTCAAAGTATTGTAATCATCAACAGAAATTTTCTTGCCTAATCCATATTCTTTGATTTTGCCGTTGTCATCCTGAATATCATAACCACGGGATACATAAGTCTTAGCTTCCTCGTCTGTGTTGACTGTATATGACTTATTGTCTTTGATTGCTTTCATTTTTTCTCACCTCGCTTTAAGCCTCGGCATGAATGATTACGCCCTGCTTCATAAGTTCGTCAATGGCAAAAGTACCATTAACTTTTCTGTTCTGATATATATAATTATCAGCTGTTCGGCTGTCAGAACCCGGAGTATAGACATTGATATATGAATACTTAACTCTTGACACCTGTGCTTCCGGGTCAATAAGAATATAGTCAATCTGCTTAGCTGAGCTGTCAGATACACAACCGTTTGTAAAATCAAACAAAGACTTCATTCTTGAGCTTGGCACTTCTACAATCTTATCAATATCATCAACGGAACGAACACGGCGGTCAATGCCCTTTGCGGAACTGATTTCAAGTGTTCTCTGAATACCCTCTGCATTCTTCAAAAGCTTTTTGTACTGTGGTGTCGCATAAAGAATAACCCTGTCGAGCGGTACACCTGCTTCGGCAAAAGCCTCAAGGTTATCGTCAAAATCTGCAAGCACATTCGCCGCAGTTAATGCAGTAGTTTTTACTGTTGCACCAACTCGCTTAGCTTCTGTATAAAGCTTGCTGTAAGTATAACAGTCGAGTTCAGGTATAGCCTGTGTTTTTTCAAAGCGTGTCTGAATATTTGCGATAGTTACTACCATATTTGTTTCGTCAACATCAATAGGGTCGATAGCAAACTCAATATCTCTGTCGTGGTCAAGGGTTTTGATTTCGTAACCGTTTGAATATGTACCCGAATTAAAACCGCCTGCACCTCGTGTATGGTCTTTATAACCGCTGACCGAGAGTTTCGGGATTTTAATATCCTTACCGTTGATAATCTGAATGTCAGAGTTTGAGTGGTAAAGGTCATCACAAGTAAGGGCTTGACCGTACAATTCTCTTAAAACATTACTGAAAATAGTTGCGTATTCTAATACTGCCATAATTATTTACCTCTTTTCTTACTTTTTCGATTTGATGCCGAAAATTCCTCTTAAGGCATCTTCTGTTAAATTTTTGTTGCCGTTGCCGTCACCGCCGATTTTCTTAACTCCTGTGCCGTTCTCGGCAGGTTTGCCCTTGAGTGCGGGAATATCGTCAAGCACCTTTTTAACAGCCTCTGTCAGCTTTTCCGCATTGACCTTGCCGTCTGTCACAGCCTTTGAAAAGTCTGCAATTTTAAGCACATACGGAACGGTTGCAATGTCAACGCCCTGTTTTACGGCTTCGAGGGTTGCCGACTGGTTGACTTCTGCCATGAGCTTTGCGTTGTTTGCGGATTCAACTTCCGACTGCATTTTTGCAAAGTCGGGAGTGTTCTCGGCTTTCTGCTTTTTAAAAGCACCGATAGCCTCTTTCATCTCATCGGCTGACAATCCCTGCTCCTTAAAATAAGACTTCAACACGGTGTCCTCTGTCACGCTTTGTTTGCCTGTAATAAGGCTTGCGAGCTTGTCGTAATCAAAGACAGGAGCGTTTCCCTGCGGTGTTCCCTGCGGTGCAGGTGTCGGTTCATTGGGGGTTGGTGTTGGATTTGGTTCTGCCATTTTTTCATATCCTTTCAGTTTTTCGGGTGTCTCCCGTAATCAGTTTATAGAGTGTCTCTCTGTTTCAGTTTTGCACGGTGTCTCCCGTAGTTTAATGTCTTCGGACAATAAAAAAGCACCTTACATATTCGTAAAGTGCTTAATCTGCTTTTTCTGTTTTAACTGTTTTTTCTGCTTTGGTTCTCGGCTTTTTGGGAGCGTCAGACTTGACCTCTTCTGCAAAACCGCCGTCAATGAGTTCCTTTGCTCTCTGCTCGGAGCATTCAAAAACTTCATTCACAGGTCGGATTACATAGCTATTCTGTTTATCATTAAATGCTGTTGTTACTCTGATTTTCATATTCTCACCTCCTAAAAATGGGTATAAAAATACCGCCCTCACTCTGTGGGAGCGTTTTTTTTAATTAGTAGCTGGTTTCAAGTGCAGTTAATGGAACTATTTTCATTTCATAAACATCTTTATCGTTTTCCAAACACTTGTTTATGGCTTCAACAATTTTGTTTTCAAATGTTGCTCTGTCAAATTCATATTCAAAATAGAAATCAGGAAAAGAGCCTTCACCGAAAACTCTTTCATATTTTTTTATGGCATTTTCGGTACTGTTCTGATATTCAAGATTTTCGTGTACACTCATACTATTTCAACTCCTTCATAATATTCAAAAAGCTACTATAACTATTGGGAAGATGTTTTTTTACATATTCAAGCTCCAAGCCTCCGCAGGTTTCTGCGCTCATTATATTAGCCCACGTTTCGGATGCTGTTTCATAATCTCTTACAATAGACTTTACTTTTGCTTGATTACTTGCATCATAACCTAAGTTTATGTATACCTTTTGTACATCTTTTTCTATTTTTAATTGTTTAAAAGAAGAATATATGCGGTTATAATTGCTATCTTTATGTTGCCACTTCATTTTTGTGCGTTTAGTGCCAAACATTCCGCATATTGCATCTTGAACTCCTGCACTGGCAGATGAACTAAATAAATCATCCCTAAAGGTACTATCAAAGATTTTTGTGCTTAAAGCACTTTTATCTTTTCGCAATGCTTTTAGAAATTCATCACTTATACTGGCTTTATTTTTTATCAAATTATTAGATAATTTTACACTTTGTTTTATAGCGTCAATTTCTCTAAAATTAAGGTTTTTAAATACACCCACATAATCAATAAAATGCCCGTATTCGTGAGATAATATGCTGAATTTACTTCTACCGTCAGCTAGTTGGTTTTTATCGGGATATCCATAACTTATTTCTTTTAAGTCAGAACGATAACAACCTCCAGACGGATTGTATTTTACACTGTTCAGTTGAGAAGAATAATTTTTATAGGCTCTTTTGATATTGTCGTTTGAATTATTATTCAACAAATCAAGAAATTCTTTTGTATCTTGAATAGTCGGACTGGAGTTTGCAATAATTGAAATATTATTTGCATCAACAGTAGTCGTCTTTTTATTAATTATACCACTTTCAGCGGATTTTGCAACAGATTCAGGTAAACTATTCCCTGCTTTTTTCGCTTTTTCTTCAAGCATATCAGCCCTATCGTGCCACTCATCGGCTCGGGTTTGGGCAATGCGTTTATTGTCCTCGTCAAGACTGTATTCGGCACGGCGGTCAAAGCGTTCTGCCTGTCGCTGTGCATACTGCTGTTTTTCCTCAATTCCTCGCTGACGGTCAAGCTCTTTGATTTCATCTTCAGACAACGGTGCGTCCAAATCATCAAGTTCGGGATAATATGTACTTGTGCTGTCCTTACATCTCGGATGAAACAAACCGTTCTTGATTGCGGTTGAGAGAAGCGGATAGTTTCCGTCTGACTTTTTGCCGTTTGAATAAACATCGTCAATAAACACCTTGCCGATATATTTTGCACAATCGGGGCAACCGCCCTGTCTTGAGTTCACAACAACGAGGGATACTCCCCATTCGGCTCGCTTTTCGCCCTCACCACGCAGATAGGCTCTTTTGTTGGCTGTTTTAACCGCCATATCCGCATAATCCGAGAGCGTATGCCTTGCACCGTTTTTGTATTCCACACAATTAAGACCTGCGTTGAGCATATCTTTACAAGCCATATCAACGGCTTTTTCGTATGTAACCGCACCCGTGTTCATTGCAACCTGTGCGTTAAAAATCGCCTTGCGGTACTTGTCGTTGCTCATACGCAAAACTGCCGTTTCTGCCCTCTTTAAATCGTCTGTGGTCGATTTTATGAGTGCATCAAGTTTACGGTCATTCACCTTAAAAAACTCGGCTGTGCTGTGTGCTGACGGCTTTTTCGGGGCTTTGAAACCGTCCTTGACAGCTTCAAGAATTTCTGCCTCTTGACTTGCATTTCCGTCAGCTTTGGCGGTGCGAATCATCTCTTCAACTTTGCTGTTAATGGTTTTGAAACGCTTGCCGAATTTCTTTGCGTTGTGCTTACGGTACTCTTCAAGACTTTTGAGCTGTTCAGCCTGCCATTGTGTCCAGTTGTAACCCTCTTTGGTTTCTTCGGCCCTGTGACGGCTGAAATTTCTCATCATGCTGTCAATCAGTTCATCTTCGATTTTTTCAAAGGCTTCTCTGATATTGTAATCACTCATTGTTTACCTGTGTACCGTTCTGTTCGGAATTGCTTTCGGTTTTTTCTGCATTATTTTCCGCATTTTCTTCATCTTCTGCGTTATCGTCAGGCTCTTCGGTGTCGGTAAGGTCCACATCGTCTAGCTCCGATTTTTCTTCTTCGCCTGCAATGCCCTGTTCTTCCTTAATTCTCTGCACCTCTTCGGCTTTCCAATCCTCCGACTTGCTGTCGCCGTAAAGCTCGTCAACCGAGGTTTCAACTGACATCAAACCGCCCTGTCTTGCTTTTGACACGGTTTCAACCTGACTTTCAAAGCTCGGATTTGCATATTCGCCGAAGTTTACGGACACTTCCAAGCCCTCAACAATACCCTTGCCGTTAAATTCACCGTCTGCATTGAGTACAACTGCAACAAGGCTTTGAAGTGCGTTCTGCGTAATTTTCACAAGGTTCTGCCTTGTGTAAAGGGTTGTCTTTTCCTTTTCACGCTGAGCGTCTGCATTATCAAGCTTCTTCGTATCAATGCCGAGAGTTGACGGCGATATAATACCCTGCAAACAGAGGTCGAGGGCAGTAATGTATGAACTCAAATAGCTTTCGTGCTGAATCTGCGGACTTTCGGTGTAAATCCTGTTGCCGTTGCCGTTTTCAGACATATCGTTGCCCACGGTGATAAATCGGTTGTCAAACGGATTTGGCGATATCGGCTGACAGGTTTCGGGATTTCTCGGAACAAGGCAATCAGGCACATACTGCTTTGTTCGGCAGGCTCTGAGTGCGTCCATCCACTGTGACCACACTTCATCAAGGCTGTCGAAAGCGTCTGTTTTTATGCCGATAATGCCCGCACCTCTGCCCTTGTGGCACGATTTGCCGTAAAGGACAGGTACAGCCCACATATATGATTCGTCAAATGTAACACCCTTTGAATCAATCCACGAAAGAGCGTCAACCGTGTGCAGGTCAATCTCTTTGCCGTTGTCATCGTACAAAGCATAGTGAATATAGCCGTAGCCGTATGTTTCTTCAAAACGGTAACGGCGGTGTTTTTGCGTGTAATCGGTGTAAAACTTAACCTCTCGGGTTCTGCCGCGCACATATGTAAAGTCGATGTTTTCGGCAGGATACCATTCAACAATCGGAACATCTGATACAGCCGTGTCAAAGCTGACCTTAAAAGCACCGTCACCGACAACACATAGGTCACGGAGCATTTGCTTAACCGTGTCGGACAGCTTGTTCTGCTTTTCAATGTCTTCCCAACGCTCTGCATAAGCGGTTGAATTTTTACTTGTAACATCTGTGCCGTTGTAGTCGGCAATTACGATATTCACAAGCGTTTCGCAGATGAGTGCCGGCAGGCCCGTGTGTATTTTACGGATTTCAAGCCCCTTTGTGCTTTTTGCCGCCCAAAACATAGTTTTGTTTGTATCAATCTGCCTGTACAGCTCCGCAAGCTGTCTGCTGTTGCCCCAATACCAAATGCGATTGATAAAGCACTCGGTCAGATGATTGCTTGTTTCGGTGACGGTAATTGTTTTGTCGCTTGCAGGAGTAATCTGCAAAAAGTTTTTAATTCCCGATCTGATAGATTCAGCCATTCTGTTAATCAGCCCCATTTATTTCACTTCCAATAATATTTTTAAACGGCAGCCACGCATATTGACCGCTGTTAATGCAATGGTCGTGACCGTCCTCGGGTGTATTGTCTTTATCCTCTCGCCAGCTGTAAATTTCAAACTCGGCAATCGTGTTTTTACAATGTTCAAGCACAAAATAACAGTCGGTGGCAAGCCAGCCGAGTACAAGATTGATTCGGTCGATAATCTTCGTTTTCTTCCATGCATTTGCAAAGTCATAGACACAGCCGTGCTGTCGCTTATACTTTTGAAATTCGGTAATAGTCGCTTGGTCGGCGCTGTCAATAAAAGCCGTGCGTGCAAAGCCCCATTCATCACGGTTGCGGTCAAGAAAATCAATAAAATTCTTCACCGTGTCACTCGGGGCAATAGGTGTTTGCATTTCAGCGTTGTTATAAACTCTTTCATCAAGCTGAACACACTTGCCGTGATTGGTAATGCCGTAAAATGTCATTGCGATAGTGTCAGGCGACTTCTGCGAATAGGCGGTATCAAGACCTGCGGTGAACTGAACAAAGTGTTCCGACTTGCGGTTACAGTTCAAAAACTTTCCTGCCCACTCTTTTGATTTGATATGTCTTGCCCTCTCAAAATTCGGGAACACAAGACCTGTTGCTCTGCCTCGCAAACCTAAGATTTTATTTTTATAGAGCTTTGTACCTTTCGGTGCAGAGTTCTTTTTCTTTTCAATCTGTTCAGGTGTAAGACTTAAATTGTCGGCAAAAGAAAAGAACCAATACCGCCAATTCGGTACAGGTTCTTCGGTAAGCTCCGCCGTAATCTCGGGAGGAACATCGTTTTCATATTTTTTAAAAGGGCGGGAGCGGTTGACAAACTCCTTATACACAGGCAGGCTCGGATCATCGGGATTCAGCGTTGCAAGCATATAGTCATTACGGGTTGACATCTCTCGGATAAACTCGATATCGGCGGTGTTGATTTCGTCAATATAAACGCACCCAAACTGCGCACCGAGAACCATTTCCCACTTATCCCGACTGCTGTAACCGAGAATATAGATAATTTTGTCCTCAAACTTGATATGTGGCAGCTTGTAATCCTTGTCGCCGTTACCACAATAGACAGCGTTGCGGTGCAAGTCGAGAATACCGTTGTCCTGTTGAATTATAGTTTCCTCAGCCTTGCCCGTAGTTTTGGCGGCAATTGCGTGAAGCTTCTTCAGCGACTGCGACACCATTCGCATAAACTTTACGCCTGCTCCGACGGTAGTTTTGCCGGACGCTGTAGTTCCTTCAAGAAATTCAGCCGACACATTTGTTGTGTTGATAAAGTCGATATACTTTTGTGACAACGGGAATTTGTTACTCACTCAGTCCCTCACCACCCAACTGTCTGAACACATCGGATAGCTTTTCGGACTGCTCAACCTTTGCGTCAACCTTAACGGTGTATTCGCCCGTCATCTTGTTGAGCGTGTCAATCGCCCTGATTCTGTCGGAGGTGTCCTGCCCGTCATTCCTTGCAATGTCGGACAAAGCAACCTGTCTGTCCTTTGCACTCATAATGCGCTCGTCCTTGAGCTTATCGGAAAGCTCCTTGATGTATTTTGAAACTCCAACATTCTCCAACAATTCATACGCTCTTGCGTTTGCGTAATTTTCGGAATATCCTGCCTGTATCGCACTCTGAACGGTGTTACCGCTCTGCGCATAATATTCCGCAAACTTCCTCTGTCTTGCATTTAATTTGTCTTTCACGGTATCACCGCCCTTTCTAAAAATAAGCAAAAGAAAAGACAGCACATTTCTGTACTGTCTTTAAACACAGGTTTCCGGAGTTGCACCGGAATCTGTAAAAACTGTTTTCCTATTTAAACTATCCCCTGCGTTTATAATATTATATCAATAAATTTTTAAATATTCAAGTGTTTTCTTTTTCTTTCCCATTTATTCAATAATGCACTTACATATTTCTGTTCTTTATCAGTCAATTGACGATCTCCAATTTCATTATGTTCATAACCCAAATGGGTATGTGGCATCATTCCATTATGAGGTCTACCTTTAACGTCAATTTGTTTTATTCTTTCGCCGTAGTTGTCATAAAAAGTAACACTTTTGATGTTGCTCTGTTTGTCAAGAGTAGCATACACTCTATTTTTTGTCATAGTTTCCATAGGAGCTTTTATCGAAGTATTACCATTCATACGAATTACTTTTATTTCACCAAATTGAGCAACTGTGTGATATTCTGTACCGTACTTCTTTCCCTTATCACTTATACCGCTTGAAGAGCCTCTTCCGCCCATTATTTTGACCTCCTGAATTTTTCCTGAAACGATTTGATGTTGATGATGTTTCCCATACATTCTTCGGGGACTCTGCCGTAGAAGATAATTGTTTCAGGCTGTAAGCGTTCAATCATTTCTTTGTAACCTTTCAAAAACAGTTCTTTTGATTCCGTACGGTTCTGCGTTCCAACACTTGATACGGCAACCGTACCACCCAAAGGCTCGCCGTCAAAACACCATTCAAAACTTTTTTCGTCGCTCCAACAAATTGTAGGTATTACCTCAATGCCGTAGAGTTGTAAATATGCACCTATCCAATGCTTGCGATAGTGATTATAAATTTGCAACGCTGTCGGATAATCAGTGTAAAGACTGAAATCAGGCGACAACACACAATTAAAATTTTGTAGCTTTTCAATGTACCTGTCGGGTGTATTCCACAACCTCTGAAACTGGTAATCTTCCAAAAAGAAATGCACACCGCAGTTGTTCTGCTTACTGCTCAAAACTTCATTAAATCCGATAAAGTTGTTTTCTGTAATTTTTGTAGGCTCAATAATAGGGATGTCATATTCTCCTGCACCCTGAAAAATCGCTCTTGTGCTATTTTCGTAACCTGTACCGCATTTGTCTTTATACATCAATTTCACCTCACAACACAAAACCGCCCTCAAACGAGAGCGGTCTGTGCGATTTATTTTAGGAGGACATAAATGCCTATGTCGTTTTGTTGCTTTCTTCAGTTTACATTATACCGCACCTAAAACGGAAAAACGGACAAATTTACCAATGGTGGCGGTTGCACATTTTTCTTATGTTGTCGGGGGTATTGATTCCGCCTGTATCGACTGCAATCTTCGCCCAGCTGTATTTTAAGCCGAGGTGCATAAACAGGCAGTTTTCCACAAAATCATCCCGTGAGAGGCTGTTCAGAGCCGAGTTCCTGCGGATTTCAAGGTTCTGAATATCACGCTGAATATCGGCAATTTGCACCACCGCATTGCCCACTCTGTCGGATGTCTGACCTGACGGAACAATTCGTTCACCCAGCGTCACCGCCGTGTTGTCCGCCTCAGCCTGAATCCGTGCCATTTTCGCCCTGAGCCGTGAAATCTCTCGGTTGATGTCCTTAATCTCTCTTGCTGTCAATCTATATCACGCTCCTTATCCATTTTTGCACCGCAATAGGGACAATATGGATACAAATCAATGTCCTCGTAAAAAGTGAGAAAGTTGCCACACTCAGAACATAAATAATTTGCATAACCGACACCCTCGCTGTCATATTCCCAACTTCCGTGCTTAATCTCTTGCATATCACACACGGTTGCTTCGTTGGGTTTACTTCCGTCAACTTCGATAATATGCTTAACTGTTTCGGCATTTCGTTTTGAATTAAAGTATATCGTGTTTACACTACCGTCTGCGAACGGTATATCCAAAGCATAATCACCGGATACCTCACGGATTTTTAATTCTTTTTCAATCATTTTTCACTCTCCTTTAATTTTTCGGTTATTCTTTTGGTTAAGCCGTTTTCGTTGGTTAGGCATTCCAAGGCTTGGAGGGCATTGATTACGGTTTGCTCGTTGGTTTGGGACTGATACATCTTACGGACGAAGTCGGCGCTTTTCTTTACATTATCCATAATTCTTTGTGAGAGCATACGGTATTCGTCTGCGTTGTTTCTGTCACGCTTATACTCCGTTCTGAGCTTGTCCTGCCATTCAAGGCAGATGTTTATGTCCCAGCCTTTATGACGGTTGTTGTAGCCGACCTTTGCAAGCCTTGAAAAGTATTTATATTCGGGCGGAGGAAAGAATGAGTAATCAAGCTGACCGTCAATTGCTTTATCTTCAAGCTGTTCAAACACCTGCGGATTGTTAAAATCATATTTTTTCATATTACCTCCTGCGGAGGCTTGTGGTGGGTTTGGTGCGATTTTAAAGAACCCTTTCTATATATATATTAGTTTATTTTTCTTATACGAAAGGTTAGAAAAACCCGTAAACCCTCCTCAAGCTACCACACTAACAATCTTTATAAATTGAAATTCCGTTGAAATAATTGAAATTTCTTCCCTTTACTTTTTCAAATCGTTTGGCAAGTTCGGTGCTGAATTTGGTATTTGACATACAATATTCGTTGTTATCCCCTGCCCAGCTTGTATAGGCGGCATAGAGCGTGCTTGCCTGAACCGAACCCTCTAACACACATCTGTCCTCGATAAAGGCGGAAATGACATCCATTTCACGCTTGTACTCTCTCACGCTTTGAAGAACGGCAGACGGCATTTTCAAACCCTCTCTCTGCCAAAGAATACAGCCGTCGATACACCATTTGAAAATTGCGGTCATTTCGGCTTTGAGCTTATGCGTAAGGTTCTTATCAACCTTATCCTCGGGAATCTGAACATTGAACGGTATCATATGTATTCTTCGCCATATGCCCGTGTCGGTGCCTCTGATAATCGGTTTATGGTTTGTCGCCATCCACAGCTTAAACTCGGGCTTGAACTCAAATTCCTCGCTGTACAGCTTTCTTGCCGTTACGGTATCGTCACCCGTAAGCTGTTTGAGAAGTCCCTCATTAATTCGCACGCCCTCGTTCGGCTCAACCGAGGTGACAAGCCTTGCACCTTTTAACCGTGCAATATCGCTGTTTATGGCACTGCTCTGAGAGTTTCTTACCATAATAGTTTCAGGCTGAATGTTTGCGGCATAGTCGCCGAATACATCACGGATAACATCAATGAATGTACTCTTGCCGTTTCGTCCCGTGCCGTAAAGGAAGAATGCGCATTGCTCGGCTGTTGAGCCTGTCAGGCTGTAACCGACCGCCTTTTGAATGTAGCGAATAAGCTCCTTATCGCCTGCAAAAATATCGTCAAGAAATGCAAGCCAACGGGGACACTCTGCCGTTTGAGAGCAGTCAACCGAAGTAATCTTTGTGAAATAATATTCGGGATTATGCGCCCTCACTTCGCCGTTTTTAAGGTTGATTATTCCGCTTGGGGTGTTTAATGCCATACGGTATTTATCCATTTGTGCCGGAAGTACGGGGATATGGTGTTCAACCTCGTTGAGCATTGCTTTTTTTGATTTGTTTGAACGGCTTGCTTTCATATGCTTTTCAAATGCTTTTGACATATCTCCGCCGTTCTCTTCATCAGCTTGCAAGTACAGCCTTGCTTCGGCTTTCATAGCCTCAACGCTTTTGTCCGCCATTCGCAAAACCACCCCGATATTGTCAACACACCACTTCATAGAATTGTAGTAATACCACTTTTTCTCGGTGTAACAATACCTTACATTATCTCCGAATAAATCAACGAACCTGTTGGCATTGCCCATATCGTCAAAGGTGTAGGCACGCATTTTTTCTTCGTCAACCGCTTGAACAGCCTTGCCGTCACCGATTGAAATTGAATAATCGTTATGCTGTTTTGGGTTATAGGTCTGTGTACAGCCCGACACAGCCTTTTGCAAGGTTATAATGCCGTAGGTTGTACCCGACTGTTTTCTGTCCCACTTGTCACGCATTAAGCCTGATTGTCTGAAAATCGAATCCATTTTGTCGGTATCGCAACCGCACCAGAACGCAAGCATATTGCAAAAAGCCATATCCGCCTCGCTCTGTGACGAGTAAGCCGAAAAATCACCGCTGTACAGAGCCTTGAAAAGGCTTCCGTTCTTAGCGCTGCAGGCGATTCTGACAATATCGTCAACGGTGTTCGGATTGACCTCAATGTTACGGAGCTTAGGCTGTGGCTCTGTTGCCTTGCCGAGATATTTTGAATGCAGCGGCTTTATGCTTTCGGTGCAATCGTTTATGTACGCATATGCAGAGCAGTAATCACCTGTCACAACGAAGAATCTGCCGTTTTCGTACATTTCAAAACCGCCCGAATCATTCTTCGCCTTTCTTCTGCCCTCGGGAAGAGTTCCCTTGCAGATTATGTGAACGCCTGTCTTGCTCTGCGAAAATTCGGTGTAGCTCTGCAAAGTGTTCACAAACTCGCTGATTATGTTGTCAGCTCCGCCGTTTTGGTAGTCCTGAATGTCATTCGGCATATCGTCAAGGTCAACACCGAAAAACGGTGAATTTGAGAACATAAAGCCTATACCCGAATATTTGGCAGATTCTCTGACTGCTGTTTCAAAGTCCGACCAAGTGTCCGAGTTATTCGGCATTGCAAAGCCACCCGTTCTTGGATTTATCGGCTTCTTTGAAATTCCGCTGTGTGATTTCGGATCTGGATATGACTGCCAGCACACCCAGTTTTTGTAACCTTTCAATTCCTCGGGAACTGCAAAATATTTATTTTTATTTGGGTTTAAATTTGTAAAGCCCATTTTTTCACCTCCATATATAAGGAAAAACACGGTGAAAATTGCACTGCTTTATGCAATTCCCGAAGAATTTTTTTTTAAAATCAGAACGGCAAATCATCGTCAATCGGCATATCAACAAAGCCCTGATTTGCTGTCTGTGCAGGTGCATAACTCTGCTGTGGCTGTGCATAGGTCTGAGCCGTTGAACTCTGCGACTGCTTAAAAGTATGCTTTACTGTCGGAAACTTAGTCGGATTGAGCCAGCTGACTTCTTCTCTTTTTTCGCCGTTCCATTCGCCGTGCTTAATCGTTACACGAACAGGCTTTTTAATGAGTTCTTCAAGGAACTGTTCAAGGCTGTCGTAATCCTTGCCGTCGGGAAGTCCTGCCGCTTTGCCGAGAGCCATAACCTGATTAAAACCGTAGCCCTTGACCTGCTTGTCGTTCTCGGTAGGTTCTCTGCGTTTCCACAAAGTGTGGAATATATGTCCGTTTTTGTACCCCTGCTCAACATCGTTTCGGATAATGAACGAAATGTTCAGGCAGGTTTTTTCCTCGCCTTTTGAATTTGTGTAGTCACGCTCCTCTGCCTTTGCTATAAGACACTCATAATCGCCCTCGGGTTTGAGTGAGTTAGACTGTGCCGCCTCACTCCAATTTGCTTTAAATCCCATAATTTTACTCCTTTGTAATTAACTCTATCGCCTCATCGGCACTTCTGCACACTCCTGCAACAGCACCGTTGAGTTTCATCATCTGTATAAATTTCTGTTGTTTTTCGGTTGGCTTGCCTTTGGGAGTTTTAACCTCGATAAAAACCGCCCTTCCGTCTGATTTTCTGACACCGAACAAATCCGAAAATCCGGGCGGAACTCCCGTATTGAAATATCTGCCGTCCTTTGTAAAGCCTGCACCTACATTTATACGGAATATATCGCAGTACGGTGCAATTGCAATACGGATTTTGTTCTGAATTGCGTGTTCTTCTGTCAAGCTATCATACCTCTCTTTCGTGCCTGAAAATATGCCCAGCCTGTTTTGTAGCCGTGGCTTTTTGCGTATGCAAGCAAGTCCGCATAGCTGTGGCAATCATCGGGTGTGCTGAAATCAAGCTTGAATCCCTCAACCTTAATGAGCTTTGCGGTGGTATCGGTTTCAACGGTCCTTTCGGCTGTCGGGAAAACATAACCGCAATGCGGACACATGGCTTTCTGCCCTGCCGGCGGTGCTGAAAATGTAAAGAAACATTCGGGACATTGTCTGACCTTTTCCTCCTGCTCCTTTTCGATTTTTTTAACACTCAGCTTTTTGCGTTTTTCAAGCGTCCATTCTCGGTCGTCATCAGGCATTCCGTGCCTTGCATAGTTGCCCACATGGTCAATGATTACCGCCCTTTTGTTTGGCTTATAACGCATACACCGCATTGACTGCTGAATGTAAAGCGTAAGGCTGTGAGTAGGTCGGAGCAGAATTGTACATTCGCAGTCAGGCACATCAAAGCCCTCTGAAATCAAATCCACATTGCAGAGGATTGTAATTTTGCCGTTTCTGAAATCGGCTATAATCTGTTCTCTCTGTGCCTTCGGAGTTGCTCCGTCAATATGCTCGGCTGAAATTCCTGCGTCACGGAATGCCTTCGCTGTTGCAAGACTGTGCTTTACCGAGGAACAGTAACAGACGGCTTTCTTACCGTCTGCAAGCTGTTTGTAATATTTGATTACATCGCCGAATACCGTGTTTTTTATCATTGCCTTTTCAATGTCGGCGGCGACATATTCGCCCATTTTGGTGTGCAGTCCTGTAAGGTCGGCGACACTCGGAGCGTAGTAATCATACGGGGCAAGGCAGTTATGTTCAATGAGCCATTTTGTACTCACCCCGATTATGAGCTTGTCGTTGACATCGCCCAAACCGTCACCGTTTAATCGGACAGGTGTTGCGGTGACGCCAACCCTCGGAACATCCGAAAAATGTTCGTAAATGCGTTTGTAGCTTTGTGCAAGGCTGTGATGATTTTCGTCTGTGATGATAAGTGCGGGTTTTGGCAGTTTCTTCAATCTTCGTGTAAAGGTCTGCACCATACCGATTTGGCACAAATCCATAAGCACACCCCAGCGGACAAAGGTTCTGAATATTTGGTCAACAAGCTCTCTCCTGTGAACAAGGAACAGCACCCGTTTCCCGTTCCAAGTTGTTCGTCTTGCAATTTCTGCAACAATGCAGGATTTTCCGCCGCCGCAACCGAGAACTATGCAAGGAGCTTTGTAACCCTCTCGCCAAGCCTGTCTGACCTGCTCAACAAGGTCATTCTGATATGGTCGAAGTTGCATTGTCCGCACCATCTCTCTGCTTTTCCTGTTTCTTCTGCTTTATCAGCTTTGCAACACACTGCATACAGAGTTGTCTGCCGTAATTTTTTGTTGTGCCGTCAATGATCTGTTTAACGGTGCGTTTGCCGTCCGAAAGTATCGGTGCTTTGCACTCATCACAATACTGTTCGGGTTGCATTGAATAGTATGTTCTCAATGCTTCATCAACAATTTTAAGGTCATTTGATATGTACATTGAATCAAACAAGCCTATCGGACTTTTACAGGTATCGTTACCGTCCGTTTGTGTTGCAAAAAGATACTTGCCGTCAACGACAACAGTTTTTAAAACCGTGGTAAACATTCCCTCGACCGAGATTTTTTCGTCAAGCAACTTGCCGATTGTTTTAGCTTTCTGTCTGCCGTTTTCGTCGGTTTCAATATGGCTGAGAAAATAAACAATCGTGTCATTCGGGAGAGTTTCGACCTCTTTTACAAGCTCCCAAAAATTTTTACCGATATCGGTAAACTTCTGAAAGCCTGTTTCCTTGGCTCTTCTCATATACTCGTTAGCCATGAGATACTGTGCGTCATCAACTGCAATCGACTTGCATTTCTGCTTTTTGATAAAGTCCTCAATATCTATGTAGTTGTCGGAATTGATTGAAGAAGTAAATTTTGTTCTGAACGGGAGTGATTTTCCGTTTACATTCACAAGAGCCAGTTCATTTGCTTTGAAATTTCTTAAAGAGGCAGATTTTCCGCTGCCTGAATATCCTAAAACCAATATAGGTAATCCCATAAATAACACCTCACTTAATACTTAACGACTGCTTGGCTTCCATATGTACAAAGGGGATTTCTTCGCCCTTTTTGCAGAGAGCCTTGACATCATTCTTTTTCACTTCGGGCATACTGTACTTTAAGAGGTGGTCAAGATTGTGTTCCTCCGCCCACTCAACAAATGAAATTTCATCATCAACAACAAGGCTCGGAGCGTTCTTTTTAAGCGACATAACCGCTCTCGGCATATCAATCTTCTGTCTGCCGAGTGCCTGCATTGACTTAAACAGATAGGTTTTAAGGCTCTCCGCCTGTTTTTCTTTTTGTGACTGTCTTTTTGCAATTGCCGCCTTTTCGGTTTTAAGCATTTTAGCCTCGGCAAGAAGCTGTTTGTAGTAGATTGCAATGCTCTCGGCTTTCTCGTCAAATTCGCCCTCAATACCCGTGAGAGTATCGAACCACGCTGTCAACATCTTGTTGCGGTATGCGTCCACATTGGCAATGATATTGCCGTCATCATCAATCGGCATTCCGTCTGCATTCGTATCGGGTTCCCATTCGTTGATAGCGTCAAACTGATTAAATAAATCCGAGTACATCTCGGTAAGCTCATAAAGTTTCATTGTTGCTCCCCCTTAAAGATTTATGTTTTGTGTGGCAAGTGCCTCTATTAAATGTTCAACCTTGCCTTTGAAAAATTCCTTGTCCTGTGACTGCTTGGCGAAATCGAGCATACGGACAAAGCTGTCATATGCTATTGAAAAATATGCCTTAAAGACATCCTTGTCATCCGATGAACCGTCAGCCGTCTGAACATTTTGCAGTCTTTCTTCGTACTCCTCTTTCTGCTTGCGAAGAGCCTCCTGCTTTTCGTCCTCAAGCTGTTTTCTGACAATTTTTTCGTTGTTGCGGTATTCTTCTTCGAGTTCGTCATAATGCTTAATGTTCTCCCTTTCCAAAGCCTTAATCGTTTCATTGAGTCTGCGTTCATTGTCGCTCGGCTCTGCAACGGCGACTTCGATAGGGCGGTTTTCAAGCTCCTGAACTTTATTCGTCAGCTTGAAATTTTTGTTCTTTTCCTCTGCAAGCTGATTTTCAATATTGCGGTAGCTTTCTTTTGAAGTGTCCGCCTGTTGCTTGTAATAGTCGGCATCTTTCTTAGCGTTATTGAGCTGTCGGCAATAGTCAATGCTCTTGTCGGTTGCCTCCTGTTTTTCGTCCTTCAGCCTGTCAATCTCTGCCTTTAACTGCTTAACCGTTGTGCTTTCAAGGTCAAGCTTTTCGGCAATTTCAGCCTGTTCGGGTTCGCTTATGGTAGATAAAAGATACAGTTTACTTACTCCCAAATGTTTACTCGAGTAAACATTTTCAGAGGTATTTTCTATAATAGAAATATACTTATGTGCCTGTGTTCTGTTAAAACCTACCTCTGTTTCGCAGTAGTCCTCAAAGTTCTGATATCCAAGCTCCTTGTACAGCTTGTTGTCACGCATTGTTTTAAGTCCGTTGCACATATCCCATATGTTCTGCTGTGCAAGGTTTGCGCTGACAATTATCTTCTGATGCAGTTCAATTGCCTGCTTATGCTGTTCGCTTACTGTTATTTCTGACATTTTTCAACCTTCCTTCTTGATTTTTTGAGTAAGAAAGGATATAATCAAGGTGGTTATATTGTTTATATCCTTACTATCCGTTGAGGCTTTGCAGAGCTTCAGCGGATTTTTCTTTGCAATTGCAATTAATATTTAACATTGATATAATCCAACACCCTTGCCCAGCCGTATCTTTCGCCTGTTTTATCATCTGCGCAGCAGTTATACATCCAATACTCCCACTCTTTAGGATTTTGCTCTTTAAGTAAGTCAAATCTATGAGGGCGCTTTTCCAAGTGCAAACCAAATCCGCACATTGAGCAACCTGTTCTTTGAGCTTTGGTTGTGTACAAAGTACCATCTTCTTGCCTCTCGATTTTTCCATATATTTCGGGAACAGGAACATTTAAATCAAGAGCAAGTTGCAAAATGTCCTGTCTGTTAAAAATCGCAAACGGTGCTGATCTGATTGTAGATTTACCAAAATAATTACAACCATTTATCATTAAGGATTTAGCTCTTCTTCCGCCTTCGGAAGCCATCAAGCCAAGATAAGGCACGCTGTTATGTTCTTTTGCCCAAGTGTTACAAGGCTTTTCTTTTAGATAATAGCAGCATTTTGATGACACTTTGAAATTTGGAATTTGGTAATTTGTACCCTCTTCATTGTTCGCATAACCGCCGAACTTTTCAAGCCATTTTTGCGACATTTTCATACGACTGTTTTTTTGATAACCGCCATAGGCCCCTGTTTCGCCTGTTACAATAGCGTGTCGAACAGTTTTGTTTTTTTCGGTCGGATTTGCAAGTAATTCAATCTTGGCGGCAATTTCTTTTGATAAGACAGGAAATCCAAACTCCTGAATTATATCCTGTTTAGTCCAGCGGTGTTCTTTTCCTGCACTGTCAACATACCGAACTGATGGCTTTAACCTTTCAATTCCGAGCTCTTTATGTATTTTTTGAATACTCGAATCTTCAAGATAAGAAACGCTGATTCCTGTGGCATGGATTCCGATCGACTTTAAAAAGATAAATAATGTAATGCTATCAAGACCGCCGACCGAAACGTGATAGTTTAATTCTCGTCTATCGCATTCTTCAGCAAATTCTCTCGCTCTGATAGTTGCATACTTAACTTTAAATTCATAATCCTGTTTTTGCTTAACAATGAAATCAGAGATTTTTCTCTGTCCGTCAATTCTTTCCATTCGTTCAAAAACATTTTCTTTCATTTCTTCACCCCCACACATTCAAAATTGAATACTTCGGATTCAGGCGTTTCAAGGGCTTTGAGCTTGCGGACCAGTTCTGCGTTTTTCGCTCTTTCGGCAACATATAAGGCTGTCACCTTGTTAAGCTTTGCTTTTGTTTTTTCAAGACGGCTGTTCGCAATGTCACGCTCCTGCTCGGTGCTTGCAAGACTTTTTTGCGTGTATTTAAGCTGGTCTTTGCTGTCACGGTACTTTTTTCTAAGCGACCTTTTTGTTTCTAAATCTTTAAATGCCATTTGTTACACTCCTTTCAACGGGTTTGAACCGAGAATATAATTGAGAAACGGTATTCTCGGAATACGGATAGATGTGCCGACTACAATTACATTGAATCCCAATTTTTCGGGTTCGTCCTTTGCCTGTTCACGTAAGTTTTGCGGAGCAACTCCAATAGCCTTTGCGGCATCTTCCGAGAGCAGATAGACATCACTGCTATCCATAATTTCTTTGATTTTTTTGTTCATCTGAACTGTGTCCATATGTACACCTCCTTAATTTTCGTTGGTAATTTTGTCTGAAACGATTTCGACTGATTCAACATCAGCAACGCTGAGAGCCAGTTTGAGCAGTACAACCTCGCTGACCGTTCGTGTTATCTGATAGCTTGTAACATACGGAATTTCTGTTCCGTCAATTTCAAGAAGGAACTTGTCCTTTGTGTCAATAAGTTTAAGTTTTGCCATTTTCTCACCTGCTTTCTGTTTTACCTATCTTGATTTCTACACCTAAAGCCGTTAAGAGCCTGTCGGCATTTTCAAGAGAAATGCTCTTTTTGCCTTTTTCCCAATACTGAATAGCTCTTTTGGTAAAGCCTGATTTCTTAGCAAGCTCACTTTGCGAAAAGCCTTTCTGTTTTCTGCTTTTGAGCAATATTTCAGCAAATTCATTGATGTGCATTGATTTCACCAACTTTCTATGATATACTATATGTAGTGATGAACAGCAATTCATTACACTATATAACGAAAGTGAGGTGTGCATTGTGCTGAGTTTTAAAAAATGGTTAAGCAAACAAGTTGTTATCGGTAGTGATGTTACATACAACACAGCTAATGACATAATCGCCGACAATAATTTTCCTGAGAGTGTTTGCAAATTTGTAATGCTTGATTATCTTGAAAAAAATGCCGATGATAATACAATTGTTGTTTTTGATGATTTTTACAGAGATTATATTAAATACATCACTCAGAACACCTACCCTGTGGATTAACAAACAACACAACTGTTCCCACAGGATATCTTTTATCCACATTCTTTGCTTTGTGTAATACACCATACGATTCGGTAGTTGTATAACTATCTACATCTTCCCTATTGCTCAGCTCTTCTATCAACTGAGCGGTGGGGATTTTTTTTAATTCATTCATCTTCTTCACCTCTTTTCAGCTAAGTCCGTTTAATGGGACTGCGATTGTGGTATTATTGATTGTGTTGCAAATATCTTTTGCAAATGTTATAATCGAGCAAAGGAGCTGATTATATGTGGGTAATAATTAGTGGTATTTTAGGCATTGCAGGCTTTTTAATATCTTTAATAAACCTGATTAACTATTTTGTTTCGCACAAAGTGAATTTGGAAATCACAATGCTTGAATACGCATACAAATTAGGCGTGCAGGGAAAGAAAAGACTTTTCATTCATTATAAACTTAACAATAAATCGCAACTGCCTATTTCTGTTACCGACATTCAATTAGTTCTGAACGGCATAGAGTACACCGAAGATTACAACACCCACGAAGTTAATTCTTATCATCACAAGGCAAAAGGTGTTGATGAGTATGTTCCTACATACAATGAACATCTGCCTATCAATCTTGAGTGCCTACATTCTCATTCGGGTTACCTCGTTTTTGTAATTCCTGAAGATAATTCTCCAAATCTCGATAAAGGTCTGACTTTTCAAATTCGCACCAATCGGAATAAGGAAGTACAAAAGAAAGTGTCATTGAATGAGGTGGTAACGCTCCGCTCCACTCTACCTTATCAAAAGTATAAAAATCTTTTTCTAAAGGATAAGGCGGAACATAAGGTGCACTGACAGTCTTGTTGACTGTTGGTGCTTTTTCTATGTTGAATAAATTATTAAAAAATCCCATTTTCTCACCCCCTTAATATAATAGTTGCATTTATGCGACAAACTGACTAAAAAAAATAGCCTGTGCCTCATCACCTGTTAATCCGAGAATTTGTGTGATAGCGTCTGCCTGCTTAATGGTAAAATCCTCACCACCGTTAGAAAGTTTACGATACATCGTACTTTTGTCGATACCGATACTTTCAGCAACCTTTTCAGGGGTTAATCTTTTCTCCTTGATAGCCCCTTTCAGCTTATCAACATTAGTCAATTTTATCACCTCCAGTTTTTATTGTGTTGCATTTCTGCGACAACTATATGATACCACCCTTGTAAGTTATTGTCAATATATTTTTCGCATTTTTGCAAAATTATTTTTATTTTTTCAAAAAGTAGTTGCATTTTTGCAACCGTTATGTTATAATACTGTACAGTAAAGGAACGGTGGCGGCTGTTTCGACTCCCTTGAGAAAGGGGGTGATTGCGTGGAATACATAGCTGTGATAGTAATTTTCACATTTTTTATTGTGTTCACC